CCAATTTAGATGCCAGAGCATCTTCAAATTGTTTCAAATTTTCCATTTTACTTAAATTTTATTAATGATTGAAATTAGTGAGGACACATTCACCTCTTCTCCTTTTTGCTGCTTAGGCTCCTCATGGGTGGCCTTCGTGCTACTCATTTGCTCTACGGCTTGTGCCAATTGCCTTACTTTAATAAGGCAAAGTTCTATGGTCTCATCCGTAACATCACTATTACGAATAAACTTCTCAAAATTACGTATTTGCTCTTTAATCTCATCAATATTTTTTATTGACTTGATACCAAGCATTGGAGTGTGTTCATTTGCACCCCAAGCGGTCAAACTTGACCCCTCAAAAAGCATCACCTCATGAATCTCATTAGCGCTATCGTTCTTTTGCTCCCTAAGAGTCCTAAAGCCTATGGAATGCTCACTAATAAGCCCACTCTCCACCATTTTCACAAAGTCTTGCCCCAATTGATGCTTACCCACTTGAGAGCGGTAAAAAAGACCATATCCATCCTCCTTTAGCTCCATGATTTTACCCAATGGCTTCGATGGGTCGTGATTGAGTAGGTGCTTGATCCGACCTTTAGCCTCTGGCCCCCAGTCTTGAATAGACCTCTTAAAAGCCCCTGGCATCATGATGTCCCCATCTGAGTCAACCATACCAAATGCGCTAAAATACCCACTAACTATGCCTTGCTTAGAGTCAACATCTTTGACCTCAAGGTTTTGATTTTTGTAAACGTATATCATGTTTTTTCTATTGTCTATTTGTTCAAGTTTCCTAATTGCCCACTCTATCCCAGCATCACCGCCCCAAGCATCCCACATGATGCCGCCACAGCCCTCATCATAAGGTACATCCTTATTTTGTTGGTGCCTCTTAAATGATGCCATCCTCGCTATCGTGTCCCTACTTATCCTTTCTCTATTCGCCAGTTGCCGTGCTCGAGTCCAACCAACAGGTGTGCCACAATCGCTACCATTCTCCTCTTTATACTTTAAAGCTCTCTTTGCATTGTTTGTCGCTGCCTCTGGGTAGTCATTGTAGGTCTCCTCCTTCAAATACATATCTAAACTCTTCTCCTCGACCAATACCCCACGAGCTTCTGTGTTCTCTCTTATCAATCTTATCTCATCCTCGTTATTGTCATAATGTGTGCCAATGCCAAGCCTCTTAATCGTTTCCCACTTCATTTTCCCATTGGTAAAATAGACTCTTGAGTGTGGGATGCCTATTTTATCCGCTATCTCATAAACCGCCTTATCATCCTCCTCTTGCCTCCTTGTTACTATGTAGACAGTCTTGCCTTCCTCTTTTAAAGCCATGGCTTTCATTTGATACCTCTCTTGGGTCAATGTATCATCAAAATCAAAACTAACCTTATTCATATCCACTGCCTTCATGTACTCTTCATCATGATTATCTTCATCCTCTTGTGCCAAATATGCCACATAAGCTATCTCTGCGCTTGAGCGTGATGTGAATACACACTTACCATCTCCTATCCTATATTTTCCGTTGCTGCACCTGTATATGGGCATATTTACTGTTTTAAAATTAATCGTCCATTTGCATCGCGCCTCGGCATGAAACCAACCGTGCATCTGCAATTTATAGTAAATCCGGCAGGAGTGGTAGCATCACCAGGAAATTGAGCAGCTATTATCCTACCATCAATATCTTGTGATAAGAATGGCTCATCGTACCCAACTTGCTGCCCATCCATGTGGTAATGATCAAAAGAATTCTTTGGTATTCTCCTCGTTCTACTATCTCTACTTGCTATCCATATCTTATCTACCTCGAAATTATGGCTTTTGGCTCCGACCATAGTAGCATAATTAGTTGCCCTCATCACCTCTGTCCTTGCTATCCTATTAGCTCTGAACTTAGCATAGCCATTTTCCTTGATTATCATTTTCGCTATCTCCTCATTGCTCATCCGCTCATCTATAGCAGCAGCCACAAGTTTTCTCAATTTATCCTTAGTGGTTTGAGTCATCTCGGCAACAAGAGTGAATCCATACTCAGACAAATATTTTATTATCTGTGTAATCCAATCATCGTTTAACCCAAATGGATTAGCAGCCTTTTGACTCATGTTTCTTACAGACCTATAAACAGCATTACCGAACAACACTGCAGACTCACGATACAATTTACCCATAATCGTCATTATCTCATCGTTCCATGCGTAACTGCCCATCATGCTCAAAGCCGCTTGTGGGCCCATCTTCAGCACATCATCAGAGAACTGTTTTAGGTCTTTTAATATCGCATCCTTAAACAAAGAACTATACTTATCATCAAGTTGCTTACGCAACCTCTCAACTTTAACCCAATACTCCTTGCGCTCTTCTGCGTTCATCTCTTAATTTCTCTTTATAAGCCATTCGCAAAGAATCCATCATCCTTCGCTCCACTGCGCAAGTACGCTCGCTCTTCAGCTTGGGATATTTCTGAATCACTATCTGCATTATCTCCTCGTCTGTAGTTTGCGATGTTATCATTTGTACTTCCATCATTGCCTACGCTTAAATCCATTACAGCTTGCTCAATTGGTATCAAACCTTGATTGATATACGTATACTCATAAGCACCTCCCATCTCCTCATAATTCATAGCTACTCTCTTCTCATCCCATGTCAACCAATTCGCATCGCGCAAAGCACGAACCATTCTCTCCATATCTTGTTGCATTTCCGGTAAAGCGGTAATATCAAAATCAATGAACACATCCTCACCAAAAGCCGGAACGAGGAACTTATTTAGCTCATCTCTCAAATTGCAACATTTTGGAATAATTGTGTTAGTAATCAAGTCCCTCATTGCGTTCTGGTAATTATTGTAAGAACTTGTATCAACATCAAACAATACAGCAGGCAAACCAAATACTCTACACCATTGATGCATAGACATTCTCATTGTGTTAACCAGCTCCATATCAACAGAACTAAGACCAAAATTAAGATAGTCCCAAGGTGTTTGTAGAACAGCTACCTTACCTTTATTGTCTACCGTATTAATGTCCTCATTAACAGCCCTCTTGATAATATTAGCCTGCTCAATAGTAAAACTCGGTACAACGTTCCCCAAAGGTTTAGGAGTTATTGCTCCTTTTGCACCACCATTGCCAGTCATCATCGCACTCGCATCAGCAGCATTGTTGCTCATACGTAGTGTCTTGTATGCAGCCTTCAATGGTGACAAACCTCTCAAATGCGTTCTTGTTACATCATTGAACTCAGGATTCCATGTCTTGAATTGCATCACCTGCTGCTTTGGCAAATCAATGCCCATACCAACCATCAACTTATAACCGAGTATTCCATATAAATCATTTGGGTCAGGGTAGATGTCCAAGAACTGTGTAGGCAATACGTTAAGTTCGACAAACCTGCTCCCTGGTAAACCTCCATTGTTAGCATATATATTTCCTTCTCCGCTTAAAAAATGATATCCAAATAAATTTTCAAAAAACTGGTCCTGAGCCTGGTAACTATTAGGCTGCTCAAGCAATCTCGCAAGAGGGCTGCCCATTACAATATTCTCAGAATACGCGTTCTTCCTCTCTATCAAAGCACGCTCGTATGCACCTTGATTAGAAATACCTTTAGACAATTGCTTATATCTCGCTAAGCTTGTTCTCGCTTTTGAACCTGGGTTTATTTGATATACATACCAAGGAATAGAAGCCGCCTTTCTCGCTAAAAAAGATACAACAGAATATACATCAGCATTGCCAAGGTATCCCTCTGTTACATAACTTTGATTATTATAGTTCTGAAGAACTGCACCATTGATTCCTACTATATTCTTGCTATTATTCTGATAGGGGTCAAGACCCTTTTTTCTGCTCAAAAAATCAAATAATCCCATATTGTTATATTGCTCCCCAGGTAACTGAAGGTATTGTTAATTTACTAAATATCGCATAGCGTAATCCATCAAGAATATGATCATTGAACTTAACAGGGGCATCTAATTTATTTCCGTTCCTATCAGTCTTCCACCTGTAATTTTTCAATTCCTTTAGTAAATTTACAGAATCTTGCTGTATAAACAATGGAGTACCCTTCACCGCCCTGATTCCCTCCGTCACATCCTTGTTTGCCGGCTTCGCATTAAAGCCGTGTCTCGCAAGCTCCTCAATAGTTTTTGGCTCCGCAGCATCGCAGTATATTTCATCATACTTGTCAATGCCAAGATTGTTGAGTCGCTCAATAAGGTCAGCTGTTGTAAGCTTGGTTTCGTATAGTATCTCTTTTGCATAAGCTGCGTTCTCTTTAAAAGTAACCTTAACCAATGCCGTTGGTACATTAAACCCAAAGTCAAGACCATATACACTCTCCCCATCATCAGGCATCTCCTCAGTAATTTTAAAATGTGTATATATCAAATCCTGACTCAACCCACGCTCACCCAAACCATATATCTGCCAATAGTTAGGGTCCGCATCCTTTAACCTCTCCAACTCGTCAACCAATTCTTTTGGGAGAAATGGATTATCGCGGAAAGTGGTAATATAAAAGTCCGCATCATCCCTCGGTATCACATCATCGTAAATCCAAGATGATACATCAGATGGATTATAGTCTATCACTATCTTTGACTCGGTTCGCATGATCAACTGCATCCATGCCTCATAACTAAGCTCATTAGCCTCATTACAAAAAAGATAAGTCCTTGCTCTACCTCTTATCTTCTGTGGTTGGTCCGCCGATACAAATTCAATAGTATTCCCATTTAATTGGTATATCTGCTCCGTCTTATTATGGTTGTCCTCAGAATATATGCCCAAACGAGAAAGTATATCTATAAAATCACGAAGCACAGAACCTTTAATAGATGGTAATGATTGACGAACAACTGTTAAAGTTTTGCCATTTTCTTGTAATAGTTTTATAATAAACCAAATCAAGATATTATAAGTCTTTCCAGAACGTGAACCACCCTGCATCACAGTTATTCTCTTGCTACTACTTTGCAATATTTCAAAGATCTTGTTAGTCTGTAGTTTAGCGTTCATAGTTTTCTTTAGTAGCCCAAAGGTAATCTTAGTTTTTAGGGAGAAAAAAAAATTTGAGTTTAGATTTTCAAATTGAAAAGTATGGTATAAAGTGGGGTCGTTAGTATAGTGTTAAATTTGTTTAGACATTGTTTTTAGTGTTGTCAGAAGTTTGGGGGTGTATAGCTGGGCCGCAAAAGTACATTCTTTAAGTCCCCCCCATTAGTACGGCCGGCCCTGGTTCATTCTGCTATATTGTCACGCTGGCCGGTTTAGTTACTTATAACTATTATTATGTTAAATACACTACTCATTTAAGTAGTGTTATATTGTCAGTTAATTTGATTCAATCACTTCAGGTAATTGCTCAAAGTTAGGTTTAATTACTTCGATCTGTACCTGGTTTAATTGGCCCTCTATTTTACTTTCGATCTTCTGAGTGGGTAAGCCTATAAAATATTGCATATATAGTTGGATGGCTTTCATGTCTCCCTGTGCAACCTTTTCATGAAGTATACGGAAGGCCGTTTCAGCCATTGGCTGCAGCTTCTCAATTATTTGCTGCTCGTCCATTCGGCGCGGACGTCCGCCGCCAGGTCTCACGCCGCCCCAATTGGTAATGGGTTTACCTGTTTTCTTGTTTAATCTTTGTACAGTCTTTTTGGTTTCTATTTGGCTAAACAATTCGCTCATGTGTCTCTTTTTATCATTTGCTGTATTAATTCCATATTATGTGTATGGCCCTTTTCATCCTTATCCTTGCGCTCAAATATTCTAAATTTTATCCATTCTTCACCATTGCCCAATTCATTAAGATAGTTAATAAAATCAACTTTCTGAATGTTCAGGTATAAACTGCCGTCGTTCCCTTTCTTAAAATAAAAGCCTTTGCGCTTCATGTTAACCAAAATAAAGATATTTTTTTTATTATTCAATACATAACTAACACATTGTTAATAAATACTTTATATATATAAATAAAAAATATTTAAAATTTTTTATAC